GTGTCTCTAATGTATCAATCCAGTGTAGCCCATATTGGCCAGTTTTTACACCATATGATTCTATCTCATAAATACCCCAAAAGCTAAATGCCGTTGCGTCATTGTAACTCTTGGCAGTCTCGGCAGTATCGGCGGTAATAAAGCTATAAAGTACGTCTGGTTCTTCTTCAAGCATCACAAACCAATCGGGTTTAAAGAGTGCGCCACCTGCTGGTATTGGTTCTTGCTGGTACTGTGATGAGAACACATAAGGATCGCGTTCTTGTTTGATTAATAATGATTGGAGTGTATTAACTTCTGGATAAAGCGCATTTCCGGCAGCATCGATGCTTTTGAGAATCACTGTTGTCCAATTGTAACCGTCTTTACCTGCTAGCAAATAGGCTGCGAGGTCGTCTTCATGGAGTCGTTGTCCAATAAAAATAAAGGGTACATTTATGCCTCTATTCCGTTGCTGAATTGTTTCTCTATAATTTTCTATGACTGATTGTCTTATTGTATCTGAATGTACTTCATCGGGCTTATGCGCATCATCAATAATCACCGCGCCCGAAAATCTATCAAGGCCTGGAAGCCCGGCGTCCATCCCTGTGACTGGCCCTGATGACCCAAAAGCTGCTACTGCGCCGCCATTTGTTGTTTGAAAATATTCTTTGGCTTTTGAATCATGCCTTATTCTTACATCGAATAAATAAACATAATGCGCTAATTGCATAATACGTTTTATAGTTTCCGTATGTTTAGATGCCAGAATCTTACCATATGAAATATACAAGAATCGTGAATCAGGGAATTTAGCAAGCGTCCACGCAACCCACATAGCCAGCAATGTTGATTTGCCGGAACCTGGACTGATGTTGACAAGCAAACGGTGATCGGGAATCTCTAATCGTGAAGCACAGGTCAACGCCCGCGCAATCGTAATGTGATGAGATTCACGCCCTACAGGTTGCGAGATAATAAATTGTCGGCCAGTCAATAAGGGATAGAAGAACTTCGTGAACTCTATCAAACTTGACCGTAACTCTGATGCCAACTGTTCCTTGTCAGCGGTTTCTGTCATAGGGCTTCGGTTTCCCTCACAATAGCGTAAGCTTCCTGCTTACTGATTTTCTTCTTTGGAACACAGCCAAAAGGACAATCAAGCCCTTCTGCTACTCCATATAGTCTACATATAGCAGGTCTTGCGGTATAAATGGAGCATTTATTATCTTTTAATGCGCCACAACTAGGTATTTTTTTAGCTCCAGCTTTTAATTCTTTCAATGCGGTTGCGGGATTAAATGGATTTTTGCCACCCATTCTGTCTTTAGCTCGCTTAATTTCAATCTTTGCTGCGGGAACTATTGTACATGATTGATGACACAACCCTTTGCAATCGATATCCGGTATCTTCTTGTAAATAGCTTCCAGCTTTTTTTGTTTGCTCATCTATCGGCTAGCCTTTTAAGCATGTCCTTGTTGTCTTCACAAAACTTCTTTGCGAACTCTGTCGTTCTTGCATTCAGTGGATCATCAATAATAATTTTACCAACTTCACGAACAGGCGGTTTAAATTTAGGGAAATCTGGTAAGTGTTTCCAATGTGTTACGGGGCAAACATCTGCTCTAAGTCCAAAAGAATGATAAGGCAGGTAAATGTTCCAACCATCATCACACATATAACCCATTGAAACATTTTTGACACAGGGATGACCGAATGAATCGGTTAATACCCAATGGAACAATACTTTCTCCAGCTTCTTAGGCAATCTTGTCTCAACGCTAATCCAACCCATTGTATAAAGCCTCATATAGTGCGTCTTTGCCAATGTCATCATAACGACAGCTAACGCATAAAATATCACCCTTAAATTTCACCACACATGATTTTTCTTTATCACATCTTGAACATTTAAAATTCTTTAATGCTGTCGTTAAATTTAATGATTCGGGATTAATTGTAAGTGTCATTACCAACATTCCCCACAATCACAGCATCTATTACAACTATAATCTTGGCCAGCGCGTCTTCACGTTCGGTCATTTTACCAATTCTATCTTTCATTCGTTATCAATCTCTATTGGGTCTGGCATTGCAAAATGCGTTACTTGATAACTATCCTGGTCAATATCTCCGTAATATTGACCATTTGCCATTTCCCAAGCAGCTAAGTGATTAATGTCCTTAAAATTTTCTATCATTCCAACAAAATAGCGATCATATGATCCGCTATGAAATCTTGTAATAGCCCTTATAAATACATTCGTACATGCTGGAGGGAGATATTTTTTAATACTATGCCATTCCATATTATAACCTTAAGTGGCAGGGCTATCAGGGATCGAACCTGAGATACCAGAGTCAAAGTCTAGTGTGATACCGCTTCACCATAGCCCAATTATTTAATGCGTTGTAGAGCAGTCTTTACAATGCTCATGGCTTAAATGTTGTTCAAGTAAATCCGCTACTCGCCTCACTTCTCTAACAGCGATAACCGCAGCTTCATGACCACTGTATTGTTTATTGCCACTCTTTTCCCTTTCTCGCATATCATCCCATATATTACGGCCTACATTATTAATGATTTGCGCAGACAAACGAGCTATTAAATTATCCACAGGGCAATCAGACTCGAATTTACTAATCCAATTTTTTATTTCTTCTAATGGCTCTACAGAAGCAACAGAAAGAAGTAATTTTTCAAAAATAATACGTGCTTCTGGCTTTAAATCCGCCATAATTTCTTGAATCTTTTCTGGTGAAATATCCAATTTACAATCCTTATTGTTTAATTAGCGTGAGGCTTTCACTCACTCCGATCCCTATTAGTGCCGACCCTTGCACTCTACGGAAGGCATTTAACCTTCACACTCCTATGGGTTAGGTAGAAAACCCTCTCACCCCATGCTAGCTAGGTTGAGTTCTGGCTCTCCGTGATGGGCTTGAACCACCGACCAACAGATTAACAGTCTGCTGCTCTACCTCTGAGCTAACGGAGAATAATCATTGATCAACTATACTTCTCATGTGATCGTCATGTAACAACGCTTGCTTCAACTCAATGTCCAACGGACTTAAATCCCCTTCGTTCATGTGATAAGCTAACGTACTGATAAAAATATACGCCGGATAAATGCGTGATGGGTCTCGGCTTTTTACTCCTTTCTCCATGTCTTCAAAGAACCTGATGATTCCTTTTAGCTCACGCAATACGCCTAAGCGCATCTTGTTAATGTCTTTCATGTAGCTTTGTTGTTCACTGCTTTAAGCCTTGTTACTGGCTTTTCATCTTCGCCACAAAAGTAACCATAGCTCACATATTGTGCTTGTGAGTATGTTAATTGTTCTCTTTGTGCGTCTGTCATGCGTCTCCCGCAATCATTTTTACATTGAGGGCTGGCACAGAATGTTTTGTCTAAATAACTCATGCCTTCACCGTTAAACTAATACATTCAACTGGTTGATTATTCCAAATTCCATGAACTCCGCCACAATTGGAGCATTCACCTGTTCTTTTGTAGCCATAAGGTAATCCCGCGGGTAATTCCATTGGTTTAAATTGTGCTTGACCTTTTCTTTCAAGAACTTCTCTAGCTAAACCTTGCAATCCTTTCTCTGGATTACAAAAGCATGTATGGTTAAACGGTGCGTTGATTCGCTTACAGCGCGGGCATTCCCATGGTTGATTCATTTGTAATCCTTGTCGCATTTGCTACATTTAATTTTAGTTTGTGGTGCTACCGCTGTTATTTCGCCCGATTGAACTGTTATCTCAGGAGAAATAGCTATCCATTGATGTTCACATTCTGTCTTTTGTTGCTTGTAAAATATATCTTCAATACCATCAGTTAGTGTATTTAATAAAATACGAATGTTTTCTTTCTGGTACTCGGGTACTTTCTCATCCATTACTAATGTGTTAAGTGCAGACCAAGTGAAGCCTAGCCAGTAAGACATACGATTACATCGGTCTATTAACTCATCTAATTGGTTCATTCTTCATCCTTTAATCCGCACACAGGGCATTCAATGTTAAAACAGATATCTTCGCGACAATGTGCGCAATAGTAGTAACTTGTATCGGTTTCAAGCATTCTCCGGTCAAGTTCTAGCAACGCTTGCTTGTACCCTGTATTAAAACCACATGAAAAACTGGCAGGTTCGGTGTGAACAAGCGTAGGAAGTTTTAGAGCAATCTCGGCAAACTTGGAATCTATCCATTCTTGAGTTGTCATTTCTTCATCTCTCATGGCCGAGTACCTTGCAAGAGTTTATCGATACATTCAACATAGCCGACAATATCGACATAGCTATCACGGTGATTCTGGTTCTTTGCTCGTGATACCTTGAGTAGTATCATCATTTTGCCTACATCAAACGAATCAACATGAACCCCAAGATAAGCAGACCATAAGCCCGCAATACGCTGAAATGATTCTGCCATGTTGCCGTAATCTTGTTGGCGTTCACCGTGTACAATCTCTTGAGCTTCCTTTGTAATACTCATGTAACGTCCTTATTACTAAAAACCTACTAATTCAACTAAATTGGTACTTTAGTGCTAGTACACTTTAACTAATCATCATTAATAGGTTCTTTTTCTATCCATTCACTATTTTTATATACAAACTTATGTCCATTAATGATAGCTATATCCCCTTCCGAAACATTAGCTGGCGTTTCAAAAGCCTTTAAAGCACTACACATGCCTTCCCAATTTATATTTACCATTCCGCGCACATCCTCTATATGGTCTCACCGATTTGCTACGCTGGCTCGGTGCTGGCCTCTAGTGATTCCTTACCGCTTGGTAAGAAACTAAAGTTTAAGTTTTGATTTTAATATGTGCGTCAAAGTTTGCATTAATCCAAAGATATAGCCTTGTCCTTCTTCTCTAAGCTTATCAGGGTCAAGTAACGCATTTGTGTTCATTTCAGTAAGGTTGTGACAACAAACCAATATTAAATGAATCGTAT